GATGCAATCAGCAGTTTCAAAGAAGGTTTCTCCTTACACATTTCTTTTATCGAGGTGACAGAATGAATAATTCGACTGAAACGGAGGGGTTTCCTTCCGGCGTTCAGGCACTGAAGACAGAGATTCTCTCCTCTCTTCACTGCGCCCTGCCGGGGACGGTGGAAACCTTTGATCCGGAAAGCGGAACGGCTTCCGTCCGCCCGGCACTGAAACGGAAACGGAAAAATGGAGAACCCTGCGAAATGCCGCTGCTTCAGGACGTGCCGGTCTTTATGCCCGTGCCATTTGAGGTAAATCCGGGGGACGCCTGCCTGCTGGTTTTTGCAGACTGTGACATTGACGCCTGGTTTGAGTCCGGCAGGGCGGAGGTTCCGTTATCCGGCAGGCAGCATTCCCTGTCGGACGCGTTCGCGTTCGTGGGATTTCAAACAGGTAGGAAGTAGGAGGTAGGAGGGGAGCGAGGGAAGAGGTAGCCCAGTGGGCTATCCTGCGAAGCAGGAAGCGACCCGAACGAGTCAACCGAAACGAGCAATGCGACCGCTCCAAGGAAGCAGTGCGACGATTGAGGTTGCGGATAGGAGGGAGGAAGTAATCCCTCCAATGAATACTGAAAACTAAAACTTAAAACTGAAAAATGATGCGGCTGTGGCCGCGGAAAGGCTCCTCCGGGGATGTAAATCTTCGAAAAATACGAAACTTCTTTAGCAAAGAGGACAAACATAATTCTGAATTATAAAAAGGGGGAGGCAAAGATATATGATTTGTCGACCGCTGGACGCTTCGGGTGACATCCTGCCTGTGCTTTCTGCTTTCGACCTGCTGACGGGCGCCCGGGCGGAGGCGGAGCTTGTCCGGAACCGGCTGAAGCTGCTGACGGGAGAATGGTGGGAAAACCCGGAATGGGGAAATGGCATCCTGGAAATGCTGAAAGAATCCAGGCTGACGGAAGCGGATCAGCAGGTACTGGCAAATTACATTTCAGGGTACATACGGAAAACTCCCGGCGTACTGGACGTCCGGGAGGGAAAGGTTTCCGTTGAGGGCAGGCGGTTCCGTTACTTCTGCGAGATCGTGACAGAGAACGGAACCGCGAGGGTTGTGTATGACTTATAGGGTCACTGGACCTTCTGGATATAGCAGATTCCATTCCAGCCTGAACCGGCTTCGGTTTCCCACCAAAGATCCAGCATAATTGTATCCGGAAGTTCTCCGGCATATTTTGCGGGGACCATAAAGATGGCTGAATTGTCATTCTGCTGCAAGCAGAAGCAAACGGGTGCAAGGGCTGTGTCAAAAGACGGGTTTTTCATGTCAGGATCAGGTAATATCGAGCAATGCATGAGGTCGTTCGCAAATCTATCTCTGTTGGTAGTGATCTCAAAGTATTCGCCAAGGGAAGTCCTGAAAACTTTGACGTTTGTGATGTCCACACTGGTGCTTATCATTTCTTTACCGATCTGTTTGTATTCCGCGATGACTTCGGAGTCTCCTTTTATCTCTGTAACGCTAATTGTCAGCGAACCGTATCTGGTGTCCAGCATATCCATAGAATCTAAAGAGAAAATCGAGCGCCTGGCGTCTTCTGTTTTCATGAGATCCTGTCGCCATTCAAGGTCGATTTCTTTCGTGTCCGGATCTGCACTGGCGACAAAGTCAATGATGGCTGTGCCGCTTTCATCAAGTAGGGAGTAACCTGAATAAATGGGCCGGAACCCGTCCGATGGGATGAAGTCATAATCGGAGGGGTCATAGAATTCTGCCTTGCGGAGACCGGAATCGTAGAATGAATCATACCCTTCCGTCGGATCGTCGGGGTTGACAAGGTAAGGGATCAGCGCAGGGGTAGCAATATCCAGGGTCAGGAGTTCCTCATAATTGTGATCGATGACCCATTTATACAAGCTCTCGCCTTTGTAATCACCGTCGATTCCGGTTAATGCATCCAGGTTTTTGAAGCCGCTGGGATGCGGAGAATACAGATCGCTCAGGGCCAGACATTGCTCATGCTTGGGTATCACTTCGGCGGACACGTAAATACCGTATCCGTCGGATATTGCCTGATTAAAAACCAGGGTGGACAGGTCTGATTCGACTACAGACAAACCGGAGGTTCTGTCGATAGTGGCTGAAAATGCCTTCGTGTCTGTAATTTCCAGCCGGAGAGTTCCGGAATCACGCATTTTCCAAAGGAGTAAATGATCCTTATCTTTCATATTCCGGGGCACAAAAAGCCACATCAGGTTATATATGTTGTCGTCAGCGGCAGGGCCGGCAATGGTCAATAAGGAGGAGCCATCGTCCATGATCTGGCATTTTTCCGTCCTGAAAGTGCCGCGGTAATTCCCGTTTTCTTCAGCTTCCAGGGAATCAATCATGATCGCCAGGTTTTCCTGATAGCCATGATCTACCATCCAGCCGTACAGGGTCTTATTGGATCTTTCGGTCTCTATTCCGTAATACTTCGCAACAGGTCCGCAGGAGTCAGTCAGATTATCTACCATAGACGTGGCAATGCACTTCTCATTCTTGGGCTGAAGCTGCACGGTAATACGAATATCGTCACCGTCTCTCACGGCTTCCTTGAACGTCATGGTGGTGTAAGCTGTGTTTACAGCGGGATCATTCTGCTGCGCGGAACTGTGATTTCCGTCGCCTGATTCTGTGCCAGACAAAGCGGAAGGCATCATGACGACTGCGAACGCCTGCGTGTCCATAAGCGCAAGCCGGATTTCTCCATAGTCATGATTTTTCGGCTTAAATGAGTTGCCCTTGTCTTTCATATTCCAGGGGATCATTTGCCAGCGCATTTCATATATATCATTGTCATTTATAGGGCAGGATATGGTCATCACAGCGGAACCATCATCCCGGAACTGGCATTTTTCCTGCTTATAACGATTATGATAAGTTTCATCATCGCCGTATAACGGGGATTTGGTTCCAAAGGCAATGGCTTCCTGATATCCATGATCCACAATCCAGTCATACAGGGACTGCCTGGAATTATCCGGCTGTATTCCGTAAAAGTCAGCGACCTGGTCGCAGGTGAATGTCAAAAGATGATTTGAGGATACGATCAGGCGCTGTTCGTGCTTGGGTTGAATCTCTACCGTGAAACGGATCTCGTCCCCGTCTCTGACAGCTTCCTGGAAGGTCAGGGTTGCATAAGCCGTGTCTACAACAGCGGGGAAAAGCTTTATTCTGGATTCATCAGGCAGATGGGAAGGCGTGACGACGGTGACTGCGCATTGCTTCTCATCCGTCACTTCGAGCCGGATGGTTCCATGGTTGTGAAGATCAGGTCAGCAGCAGGACCGACAAGGGTCATCACCGCGGAGCCGTCGTCCCGGAGCTGGCATTTTTCCTCCTGGTAGGAGCCGTAGAAAGGTCCCTCTGTTCCGTCCCACGGAGAATTCAGGCTGACAGCCAGGGCTTCCTGATATCCATGATCCACAACCCAGCTGTACATGGACTGCTCCGGGTCTTTCGGCTGAATTCCGTAAAAGTCCGCAGTGTATTTACAGGCGGATGTGAGAAGATGATTCGCGGAAAGGATCAGGTTTTTTTCCTGCTTAGGCTGAATTTCCAGCGTAAAACGGATGTTGTCGCCGTCTCTCACAGCATCTTTGAACACCATGGTGGCATAAGCTGTATCCACAATGGAAGACGATTCTGCAACCTGGGTTGCAACAGTTGGCGTGGGATTGATGGTGTCAACATGCCCGTCCGGGGAGATGCCCGGGATATACTGCCGGTTCAGGATAACGCCGGCGACGAGCAGCACCACCGCCGCGAAGGAGGCAATAATCCGGGTGGTATATCTCCTTTGCGGACGGCTTTCCTTTTCCGCTTGCCTGTTCAGTTGGTCAAGTGTATCAATGACGGACTGCCGGAAATATTCATCCGGCTGTCCCAATGCTTTTCTGAAATCTTCATTTCGTTTCATTGTCTTCCAGTGCCTCCTCATTCAGGATGTCCCGCAGATGGGCTCGGGCCCGCATGAGCCGGGTTTTGACAGAATTGACAGGAATCTTCAGGATTTCAGCGACATGCTTCACGTCATATCCTTCAACATAATGCAGGATGACGGGGACGCGTTCCTTTTCCTTCAGCCGGAACAGGGCGTCCCGCAGGTCGATATAATCCGGTGCCTCCAGCTGCCGTTCGGGGAGTTCTTCTATCGGGAACTCCCTTTTTCCATGCCGCTGGATATCGTGGCACACGTTCAGGAGAATACGAATGACCCAGGTCTGCAGATAGCGCTCATTCTTCAGACTGTTTCGCTTTTCCCAGCTGCGGCGGATGGCCTCCTGTACGGCATCCTGCTGATCCGCTTCGATCAGCAGCTGGCCGCGGGCGATCCGGTAGAGCGTGGGCGTCATCCGGATAACGGCCTCGGTAAAGGCTTGGTTGGTCACTTTGGTTCCTCCTGAAGATCATCTGTCCGGGTTTGATTCCATCCGTTAGACGGAGAAGCCGGAAAACAGGTTTCATTTTAGCAAAAACTTTTTGTATGGGTATAAGGAATTAATTATGCATTGTGCATTATGCATCCGGGGGAGTGACTTGCATGTCATATTTCGCACCGTATATCGATGCTTCCGGCTTCCACCTTCCAACCTATGAGGAACGGCTGGAGGAACTGACGGGGGCATACAGGAGTATCTTCGGTATTGAATCGGAACTCTCCGCTTCCGTGCCGGATTACCAGCTGCTTTCCGTTTTCGCCAAGGCGCTGGACGACGTGTCCGCCCTGGTGCTGCAGGCCTATAACAGCCGGAATCCGGCCTATGCCACAGGCCAGGCGCTGGATTTGCTGCTGCCCCAGTACGGGATTACCCGGGAGGCCGGGGAGACGGATGCTTCTGTCCGTGCCCGTATCCGGCATTCCCTGGCAGGCCGGAGTTCAGGTTCCGCGGACGCCCTGCTTGCGGCGGTGAAAGCCGCCAGGGGAGTCCGGGACGCGGTGGTATATATCAACGAAACGGACAGCACTGACAGCATCGGCATTCCGGCCCACAGCATTGCCGTGGTCACCCGGGCCGGCGTGGCAAACGCGATAGCCCAGGCTATCTATGACAAGAAGGCACCGGGAATCGGAACCTGGGGCGGCAATTCCGGCATCGCGGTGGATGCGGATGGACGGGAACATACAATTGCGTTCACAAGGTCTACGGAAAAGAAAATCTATCTCCATCTGTATATCCGGGTGGTGGAAGGCGGAAACCAGGAGACAATCCAGAACGCGGTGCTTCCCGCGGTAACGGAGTACCTGGACAGCCTCAGCCTGGCGGTTCCGCTGAACGTGCCACAACTGTACGGAGCAGCCTACGCCGCGGATCCGGCCATCGCAAAAACCTTTGTGGTCACGGATGTCCAGGTGACAATACCGGGGATTTCCGGTGTGATCAGGGACCTGGTTCCCTGCGCGTGGAATGAGAAAATCTCCGCGGCGTCGGGTACGGGCATTACGATTCATTTTGTGTAAAGGGGGAAAATGATGGAATGGCTTTCGCTTTTCCCGGGCGCCTCCCGGGACCGGCCCCGCTTTATGGCGCTGGCGGAGGCAGTACTTCGGCAGGCCTCAGACCTGGCGGCCCTGATTGCGCAGACGCAGGCGGGGTTTTCTTTTGCCCGGGCGGAGGGAATTCAGCTGGATCAGATCGCGGCAGCTATTGGGCTGAACCGTTCCGATATTGGAACGGATATGCCGGATGAAACCTTCCGGCAGTACCTGCTGGCGAAGCTGGCGCTGTGGACCTGGGACGGGACAAACAAAACCGTCCCCGAGGTGCTGGGTATTGCCCTGCCGGGCAGTACGCAGACAGACAACGGGGACGGAACGGTTTCCATATCAGGTGCAATGATGACAGAAAGGGTATACCCGGTACCGGCGGGAATCAAGATAATTTTGCGATCGCCGTAATCCATTGCTGCTTCGCTAATAGCTTGCAGCAAATGGACGGCTGTAGCATGGGTGCCAGTGGCAGATATTTTGTCAGAGCTGAGGTCAAGCGAAAGGGAGTGAGCTCCCCAGTGGGGAGTCACGACCATTGAGCTTGCGGATAGGCATTAGCCGTGAATGGCTCGGTGTTACCAGCGCTAAAGCGCTGACAGATCTGGCTGAAGCACGGATGCCTCCTCAACAATTAAGAATTCAGAATTCAGAATTAATACTCTAATTACTTCCTAACTCCTACTTCCTACCTCCTACCTGGTTACGTGTTAACCGTAACGCCTTTGCTCTGAAGAAAAAGACGAACTTGTAGTTGCTGCCGTTCTTCATGTGAACGGAAATCGCCGGAAGGATCGTGGCTTTGTCGCGATAGACGTAGGCGATATCTGTATACTTCATTTCCAGGTTCCGGTATTCGGAAGGGATTGTCAGTTTGCCGGTCTTGTAGGTGATGGCCTGATCATCCGCGATGATCTCGCCGCCAAGCAAACCACGGTAGCAGAAGCTTACGATAAACAGCTGTTTCTTCATGAAATCTTCCTCCAAGTGCGGCGAAAGCCGCTTTTTTACTGCATACAGCATATGACAGCCGGGAGACGGGAAACAGGGCTAAAAGAGAAAAATAGACATTGCTTTTTTGCCTCGAAGGCAAAATGAATTCAGAAATCAGGATCAATGAGCGGCAGATCTCTTTTTCACTACACGTTCAGGAAGGTGACAGGAACATCATCATAGTACAGGCATGAAAACAAAATTATGAATTATGAATTGTGAATTATGAATTATTTTTAAGGGGGAATTGAATGATTACACCGGAAGCATTGATCGGGAAATTCCGGCAGGCGCTGGACGAGCACTGGGGCTACATCTGGGGCACGGCCGGGGAATCCTGGACGGAGGCAAAACAGAAGGAACTGGAAAAGACAACGGATTCCAGCCGTGCCCAGGGACGGAAGTACGGGAGCAAATGGATCGGGCACACGGTCGCTGACTGCAGCGGCCTTTTTTCGTGGGCTTTTAAGAAGCTGGGCGGCACGATGTACCACGGCTCCGACACCATGTACCGGAAGTACTGTGTCAACAAGGGAGAACTGAACAAGGGCAAGCGGACGGATCAGGGAACCCTGAAGCCCGGCACCGCGGTTTTCGTCTGGAACGGCAGCAGCTACAGCCATGTGGGCTTGTATGTGGGCGACGGGATTGTGATTGAAGCCATGGGTACGATCAAGGGCGTGACTACGACGAAGGTCAGCGCCGGGAAGTGGACGCACTGGGGGGAACTCACCGGCGTTGAATACAATTCAGAATTCAGAATTCATAATTCAGAATTAAATGGCGTGCGAGAACGCAAAACGATCCGGAAAGGTTCAAGAGGAGCCTCGGTCAGGGAGTGCCAGACTTTGCTGGAACAGGCAGGATACAGTGTCGGTACATATGGGATTGACGGGGACTTTGGAAAAGACACCCTGGCGGCGGTGAAGGCATTCCAGCAGGATCGCGGGCTGAAAGTGGACGGAATTGTCGGCCCGAAGACCTGGGCGGCGCTGACAGAGGGGAGAGGTGGTGATGAATCATGAATCTTGAAACAATAGTTGTTGCACTGATCACGGCCGGGTTCGCGTTCCTGGGCGTCTATGTGAGCAACCGGAAGCAGACGGCGCTGGTGTCCTACCGGCTGGAGAAGCTGGAGGAGAAGGTGGACAAGCACAACAGCGTGGTGGAGCGGATGTTCCGCCTGGAGGAAACCGTCAAAAACCTGCAGGACGAACTGAAGGAAATCAAACATCTGTAAGGAGGAATCAAGATGAAAATCAACTGGAAAGTGCGCTTTAAGAACAAGGTGTGGCTGGGAAGCTTCTTCAGCCTGGTGGTGGGCTTCATCTACAGCCTGCTGGCGCTGTTTGACGTGTTCCCGGCGGTGACCCAGAACCTGGTGGTGCAGCTGCTGAACCAGGTGCTGACCTTCCTGGGACTGATCGGCGTGATTGTGGATCCCACTACCGCCGGACTGGAAGACAGCAACCGGGCCATGGGGTATGAGGATCCGTGGGACGACAACCGATGACAGCCAGTGGCTGAAATCTCATCGGTCGTCGTCTCACCCGAAACAAGCGATCTGTCTGGGAGACAGTCGCGCCGATTGAGGGTGCGGAGAGCGAGCTGAATGTCAGCCCTGTGGGCTGTCGGCGAAGCCGAAATGAAGTGAACGAGTCAATCGAAGCAAGCAGCGGGTTGAAGCGTCAGCGATGCCTGCTGCGCCGACTGAGATTGCGG